CATGCAGTCAGACGCACGACAAGCTAATCAGCTAAAGGCGCACAAGCTGGGTAAGCGAGTAATCCTTACTATTAAGAACCCTGATAAGAATGACACAAAGCAACGCTTTATTCGTGTCCCTTCTACAGAAGTTTGGAAAAGCGTTTAATTTATAGAGGTAGGGCTATGCCCTACCTTTTTAACAGGTGAATTAAAATGGAAATCATACTACAAGTTAAAGACCTTTTGTTTCTAGGACTACTAGCTCTCGCTGTATATCTTAGTTATAGGCAAGGTGCAAAGGCTGGACTACAAATGGGGATTGATGGTACACTAGCCATGATTGAGGATAAAGGTTTTATCAAAGTTATAGAACTCTCAGATGGTGAGGTACACATAATTCGAAATGAAGGATAGATCAAGAGTAGCTACACTTCGGGAAAAACTAGAAGAACGTTTCTTTAATAAAACACATCAAAGTAGACGAAGAACTAAGATTAGAAATAATAAGCTTAGAGATAAGAAAAAACGTTTTAAGTCCACTTGGATTCATCGAGATCAATGAAATATTTTTTAATAGATATTGAAAAGCAATGTATTGTGAAAGCCTATGGAACATATGATGATGTGTTTCATGATTGGGGTGCTATAACAAAAGGACAGGATAAGACTACTTACGTTATCTGCTCAGAACAGGATTTAGTAAAGATTGCTGTGAGTAAAAAGAATGATCCTAAAGCCGTATGATAAATTTCATAAAACTGTAGCATTTCTATGCTATTCTTACTAGAATAAGAGAATCTTCTCTTATTCTTTTTTTTATATAAGGAGAAATTACAATGGAACTTGTAACTCTTTGGATGGCAGTAGGTTTTTTATTTGCTGCCTACTCAGTGATAGCTAACGATTCAGTACAAACTCTCGGTACATGGATCGCATCAAATAATGAGAGATTTAATTGGAAAGTTATGTGGGGGGCAGCTTCGGCTGTGCTCTTATATACGCTCTGGTATGGCTGGTATACATATGGTGGAGACATCAGTTATGGACGACTAAACAAGATACCTTTCCAAGAGGTACAATGGTATCATGCATTAGCACCTGGCCTACTTCTAATACTTACCCGAATTGGCGTGCCAGTTTCAACATCATTTTTAGTATTATCAGTATTTGCTTCAACATTTGTTTTAGAAAAAATGCTAATGAAATCTATGATGGGGTATGCAGTTGCAGCTGTAGCAGCATATGTTATTTGGGTTGTTGTTAGTCGTTGGTTAGATGAAGCAAAACCTGTTAAAGAAGAACATAAAGCCTTTTGGCGAGTTGGACAATGGATAACAACAGGATTTCTATGGTTCACGTGGTTATCACACGATATAGCAAATATTGCTGTGTTCTTACCAAGAACTATACCAGTTGATTTAATGTTTGTTATTAGTACCGTCTTTGTTGGAGGTCTTTGGTGGATGTTTAGAGAAGGTGGCGGTAAAATACAGAACATCGTTCTTGAAAAACATAACACTCGTTATGTACGCAGTGCAACAATTATTGATGCTGTGTATTGGCTTATTCTTTTCTTCTTCAAAGAACTCAATGATATACCAATGAGTACAACTTGGGTATTTGTTGGTCTACTTTGTGGTAGAGAATTAGCAATGGCAACTGTTACAGGAAAAGAAAAATTTAAAGTCGTATTTCCGCTTATTGGTAAAGACTTCTTGAAAATGATGGTTGGACTTGCCGCATCAGTAGGTGTAGTGCTTACGATTCATTATATTATCGTTCCTAACGGTTTATAGAACTTTTTTACTAAAGACAAACTTTTAATTTAGGCAAGAATCTTCTGGACTCTTGCCTATTTTTTTGTTATTATAACACATAATCAATGGAGGAACTCAATGAGTTTTGCAACACGAAAAGAATTTGAAGACCTTGGTCTTCATTACATCTCACTTTGTGAAAAAGAAGTCTGTAAGATGACGGACCTTTCCAAGTTCAAATTATCTTATTACAAGTTTGATTGGTCAGCACGCAGGCGTTCTTCACGAGGGGGGTGGTATCCCAACAAGGGTGGTGCAGGTATCAGTATCGCGATGCACCACACTTGTGGAGAAAATGTAACTTCTCGTCCTAAGGATCGTCCTTTTAGGGCATACGAGTATAAGTCTTTTGATAACGATCCAGTTATCGGTGGATTTCTTACAACTTCTCATGAGCACTACTTGGCAATGGTAATTGCCCATGAAGTTGCTCATGCAGCCCAGTACTTCCGTAAATATATATTAAAAAAATCTGCTGGTAACCCTCATGGACAAATTTGGAAACAAATTTATGCCCATTTGAGGGTAGCCATTGTTAATCCTCTTATTCCAGAGCAAAAGCCTTTGGAGCTTGAGTATGCGAAGCTGAAAGAATCTATTACTAATAATAAAAAGCACAACAAAATAGATTGGAGTAAGGTAACTTCTGACATGATTGATTGGGATCAGGTACAGAAAAATGTATATGAGGTTAGGTTTAAGGAGGGTAAACGTGCGGCGAATAAAACGTAAATCTAAAAAAGAACTTCAAGCAGAGCATCAAGAGTACTTACTTAGAATGGGGTATCGTAAGAACCCCAAAGGCACAAAAGTAATTCCTATGCCCGATTACTCTACTAGAGTAAAAACTGTTTCTACTTCAGATAAAGTTGTAGCGATTGATTACTCTGCGGGTTTAACACAAGAACAAAAATTAGCTGCATCAGCAGCTTACACTATTGGACAAGCGTATAATAAAGGCGGGTTAGTAGTTCTTTCTAAGAAAGAAGCGGCGGACTCAGCAACAGGGAAGAGAAGAGGATGAAACGAACTAATTTTGAAGTATATGAAACTAGAATTGACAACTGTTTTAAGGCTGCAGAAAGATGCCAAGAAGGCAGTTGGGCCAATATTTTTTGGATGAAGACTGCAATGACTTTATTGAATAGGTTTAACATCCGATGGGAGAGATAAATGTTAGAAGGGTTATTAGTGTGTTTTCTCATATCTCAGGATATAGTTGAAAAACAGCGTAAATGTGAATGGAGATGTCAAGGAGGGGGAACTACTGTAGTATTTACAGAACCTCAATATCAATGTCCTCGAACACTTTATGCTGATCCTAAAGATATCATAGAGAAGAATGAATGACAGATGAACGTGAGCACAAACGAAGACAACGTGTTAAAAGGATTCGTGACTGGCTCAATGTTGACAATATTGTAGATGCTTCAGTAGACTTATTCTTGATATTATTCGATGTTCTTAGTTCACCAATACTAATCGTTATGCGTTTAGTACGTTTTGTAATTGGTAATTATTTACTAGGTGGAGTTAAAAACAAAATAAAGAAAGTAGCACACTGGTTAGAGGGAAAACACCCATTACTACAAATCTGGGCGTGGACTATTATTGTTTGTGTATCAGGAGTTATTCTAACTTTAATGTGGCTTTTTGGAACAGCGTTTGGAGAGTTTATAATGGAAGAATGGGGTCACCAAGCACTAAATTTAGATGAATAAGAGGTTCAAATAATGACAAGACTGCAAGGAGAAGTAACTAAAGGTTGGGGAAGTGAAACTATTTTCGCTTCTAATGACCTGTACTGTGGTAAGCTACTAAATTTCAACACAGGTGCAAAATTTAGTATGCACTTTCATAGGGAAAAAGATGAAACATGGTACGTTTTGAGTGGGGAATTTATTGTACGATGGATTGATACTTCAAATGCGACTACACACGAAGATGAATTGTATCCAGGAGAGACTTGGCATAATCCTCCTTTATTTCCGCATCAAGTAATATGTGTAGAAGCAGGATCTTTGCTAGAGGTTAGTACTGCAGATAGCGTAGAAGATAACTATAGAGTTGGAAAAGGAGATAGCCAAAATGGGTAAAGTAAATCAGTGGGTTATGGAAATGGAAGAGTGTGTCATGCAAAGTATTGAAGAACACGGAATTGAAGTGACTGAAGATACAACCGTTGCTTATGTTCGTGAAGCTATGAGCGATCTTGTAGATGAAAAATATATCAGAGCATACCACAACAGGCTACTATACCAAAATGATGGATATATGCACTAGGAGAGTTAGATGTTAAAAGGAATTTTTAACTGGAATACGCTACCTAAATACTCTTACAAAAATTTTGATTACGTACCTGAAGTTGATGAGGATTTAGACGATGGTACTCGAAAGATTTGGCACTCTGTATACCATAAGGGTAAGCTACTACCTCTTAGTGAGTCTCCTAACTGGTCTCCATATGAGTGGCCAGAGGAAACCGATTTCAAAGCATGGGTGGATGAAAATTATCCAGAATAGCAATTGCATATTGCCTAAAATTTTGTTAGTATTGTGAATAATTAATAATTTTAGAGGAGTGACCGATGCCTAATTGGTGTGATAATACAGCTACAATTACTTTTCCTACTGAAGAAGAGGCTAACGCCTTCAAAACTTATTGCCATGATGGTCTTGTTGACTCTATTTTTCAGTACTTCAAACCTCTTAAAGACTCAGAAGATTGGTTTTGGGATAGAGTAAACGAATGGGGCACTAAGTGGGATGCTTCGGGTGTTGATGTGCATTGGCAAGACGATACTAGCGTAGTTCTAAATTTTTCAACTGCGTGGAGCCCACCTATTGGTGTCTACGAAAAAATGTCTGAGAATAGTATTAGCGTAGAGGCTTCATACTATGAACCAGGCATGTGTTTTGTAGGAACTTGGAAAGACGGACTTGACGAGTTCTATGAATACGCTAACTTCACTTCTAGCGAAATACCAGAACTTATCGGTGAAGAACTTGATATGATATACAATGTCTCTACTGAGGTTGAATCGTATGAAAACGATTTAGCGATGTAAGGGTGTAAGGAGATTAATTATGATTAGAGCTATAACAATTATTAGTACGCTGATCTTTTTTGCTACTAGTGCGTTAGCTCAAGAAGATCAAACTCCTAGTCCTCAACCAGTTCCGCCTTCTATGGAACTTATGAAGCCTGTACAGTGTTACCCAACTAGCCTATTAGAACAAAATTTGATGGAAAAGTACCTTGAAGTACCCTTTATCAAATTCGTTGATGGACGATTCAATACTATTATAAGTATTACTATCAATCCTGATAAAGGTACTTTAACAATTTATGAGTCGCACCAAGCTGATCCAGATTTAAGCTGTGTATTAGCAGAAGGAGTTCAAGCGCGTATTCTTACCCCTGTGCTTGAATTTATTATGAAAAGCCTAAACAAAGGAATACCAACTTAAGAAAGGATTGGTAATGGAAATTAAAATGTCACTAATTACTGATTGGGACGAATCAGATGGTAAATCTATGACTGATCAACATCCAAATGTTGAAATTTCATTTAGAGTCAGCTCTGACAAATTCCCTAATAATCAAGAAATGAATGTTATGTTAGATAAATTTTGTGCTGCCATTGGCACAAAAACTAAAACTCGTGAACTAGGCGGTAATGCTTAATGATAGTATTGGCTTTTGTATCTGCTATCTGGTTTCACGATAATACTAAGTTTATAGAACTTAGTAATAGAGAGTTCTGTGAATGGGACTATGAAGGTTATCATCAAGTTGAAACTAACTTAGATAATCATCTACTAATTAATGATCAATTTGCAATATGGACTCAGTACTGTAATGACTAAAGCACATGACCTCAGACAACTACAATCATGGGCTAGAGAAAATAGAATAGGTAAATGGATGTATGCCTATGATGTTCAGGACGAAAAACCTCGTCCTAAACCTAATCCAAAATTCAATAAACAGAATAGAAAACCAAGAGGTAGACGATGAAACGTGCTCTAGTTACGGGCGTAACAGGACAAGATGGTGGGTATCTTGCTGATTTACTACTAGAAAAGGGCTATGAAGTTCATTCTATTAAACGAAGAACTGCAGCAGACTTTATGGATCGTATCGCTCACATTGCTGATCACGATAATTTTCATCTTCATTACGGAGATCTAACTGACACTGGATGTCTCATGAAACTCTTCAGCGAGCATGAGTTTGACGAGGTATATAACCTTGGTGCTCAGAGTCATGTTAGGGTCTCTTTCGATATTCCCGAATACACTGCAGATGTAGATGCGCTAGGAACTGTGCGTCTACTTGAATGTATTCGTACTCTTGGAATGACTCGACTTACTCGTTTTTATCAAGCATCGACTTCAGAATTGTACGGACAAGTGCAAGAAACTCCCCAAACAGAATCAACTCCTTTCTATCCTCGCTCTCCTTATGGAGTAGCGAAGCTATACTCTTATTGGATTGTTCGTAACTATCGTGAGTCTTATGAGCTTCACGGATCTAACGGGATACTATTTAATCATGAATCTCCTTGGCGTGGTCGCGAGTTTGTTACTCAAAAGATTTGTCAAGGTGTAGCAGACATTAAATCTGGTAAGATTGATAAAATCTCACTCGGAAATGTGAACGCAGAGAGAGATTGGGGACACGCAAAAGATTATGTAAAAGGCATGTGGCAGATGGTTCAACACGATACTCCAGGTGATTATGTACTCGCTACTGGCGAGTTGCACTCAGTGCGGGAACTTGTTGAGATTGCTTTTGATTATTGCGGTATGTCTATTACTTGGGAAGGCGAAGGTCTAGATGAAGTAGCAAAAACCAAAGATGGTAAAGTTGTAGTAGATGTTAACCCTGCTTTTTATCGTCCTGCAGAGGTTGAATTGCTTTTA